TTTATCGGGATAGAAAAGGATGCGGAATATTTTGAGATTGCAAAAACCAGGATTGAAAACCATAAACCACAGATGGAACTTCTCTGATGCAATCTAACGATGCCTATACCGCAAAGTGCAGTATAAACATATTATATAACAACGAAAGGAACGATTATGCAGGAACAGAAACCAAAACTTCTTGACCAGATGAGGGATGTGCTTCGGACTAAACATTATTCCTACCGAACCGAACAGTCTTATGTCGCATGTTGTAAGCGGTATATTTTATTCCACAATAAACGCCATCCGAAGGATATGAAGGAACCAGAAATCGAGCAATACATTACACATCTGGCGATCAAGCAATATGTTTCTGCATCTACTCAAAACCAGGCATTACAGGCGATCCTTTTCCTGTATAAGCATGTGCTGAAAATCCCTGTCGGTGAATTGAATACCGTTCGGGCAAAACGCAGTCGGCGTTTGCCATCGGTATTTACCCACGATGAAGCGCTGGCGATCATCGATAAAATGTCCGGCGTGTATCATCTGGCAGCGTCATTGCTGTATGGTAGCGGATTACGGCTGTCGGAGTGTCTGAAAATACGGCTGAAAGACGTTGATATTGAGAAATGCCTGATCACCGTTCGCAACGGCAAGGGCGACAAGGACCGGGTGACGGTTTTCCCGAAGAAATCAATTCTGGAATATGAGTTGCAAAAGAAAACTGTGGAAATCCAATACAGGCGCGACATGATGAATCCGAATTGCGCGGGCGTGTCTACTCCCGACGCGCTGGATGTCAAATATCCAAATTTGCCGCGATCACTGGATTGGTACTATCTATTCCCGGCAAACTCACTGAGCATCGATCCGCGATCCGGAAAACTGAAACGCCATCACCTGAATCCATCGCTGTTGCAGAAAGCGGTTATGACGGGGAAACGGGACGCACGGATCTACAAGCAGGGGAACTGCCACACGTTACGGCATTCCTTCGCTACAACGGTACTGGAAAAGGACGGCAATATCCGAAAAGTCCAGGATCTGCTTGGTCATAAACATATCAATACAACTACAATATATACGCATCTGATCGGAGGTGCTGCAAATGGTGTAATTAGTCCAATCGATATAAAAAAATAAGTAACGGAGGAATCATGAAAATTAAAATGGTCGATGGAAAAGCGAAGAAAATTGAGTTCCAGAGGGCGTTCATATTGGTGAGACGATATGGACAAAACTGGATGAATGATGCTAATATCTGGTTCGAGCCGGAGATGGCGATCGAGGAACTTAAAGCCAATCCTGGTGATGATCACAGGCTGATTGAGGTTCAATTACCGGTATTGATGCCGGATAACAACGAGGAGGAGTAATGGCAAGGAATTTATTTGAGGCAAGCGGCGGGAGCAAACACCGGATCATTCCGGATGGCCTGGTAGGGTATTCAATATCACGGCCCTTGAAGTACAGTGATAAGATTACAATAACTATCAGTCAATCGGTAATGAAAAAGGCCGGCCTGGTACACGGGGACAGGATAGTACCTATCTGGGAATATGATACCAAAGAGATGATCCTGGAGAAAAGTGATTACGGATTTAAAATAACTAAACAGGGTGATAAGGGGATTATATATATAACTCACAAAGATGGGATGAATGTCCCGACACCTGAAAACCGGATAGACATAACACCGCTAATATCGAAACACAAAATAATATTGAGCATAAAGAATAAATAGAAACAAAAGAAAATAATCATGTATTTAAAGAAAATCAATCCACAGAGTATAACAAACAAAGGGCGATCACCACCCACGACGAGAACACCTTTGGAATAAGGTAAGCATATAATTGACACAAGGCCCTGGTTCATGACGGATCAGGGCCTTTAACATACAAGATATAGTACAAAAAAGAATAAAAAACACTTGGCACCACAAAATATTGTGTATTTGTGTTGACGCAATGCGTTAATATTTGGTAAACTAATAGTAACTATGAATCAGAAAATTCAAAAGTGCAAACAGGGAGGTGGAGATGACACCTTGAGGATCCATATATACCTGGACGGGATGAGGTCGTATGCTGTGCGAAAGATTCGGGACCGAATAAAAGTCCCGGAGACGCTTAGTGATACTGACTTCATCCTGGACGTGGTATTTAACGGCGTATTAATTCCGGATCCGATTAAGGATAAACTCCGCAAAAGTGAACGGAAGATCCTGGAAGAGATGTATTACAATCATGATATTCCCGTCGAGAAACTACAGGGAATAGAGCAGTTAAAATTATTTCCCAAAACACTCCACATCACTCTACAATGACAGACATTACAGAGCAGAAACCGATAAATATTACCGAAAGACACCGCAAATGGCTGCTGCAATGGATCGCGGAGATCCAGGACGGCGGCAACCAGATGACGGCATATCTGAAAGCATTCAATGTTACAAACCTGGCAACCGCGAGACGGATGGCCAGTAAGTATAAAACGGACCTGGAGAAGGTCGGAATGATGGACCAGGTATTTGAGGTGATCGGCCTGGATGATGTACGCCTGGCGCTGAAACTGAAAGAGGGCATGGATGCCACAAAATCGATTGGGACCGTGACACATGATCTGGTGAATGCGATCAAGAACGCCACCGGGAAGGCCGAGACGCTGGCAATGCTGAGAGAGGTCATCGAAGAGATCCTGCTGATCCCTGACTATACAGTTCGACATAAATACCTGGAGACTGCGCTGCAGTTGAAGGGAAGGCTGAAACGGGGTACGGGCGTGACGATTACACCGGGCGATAAAAACGATCCCGGATTCAGAGTCGTCATTGAGGAGATCAATCCACCATTAAACGAGGGAGCGGATGAACCGGATTCTGGCGCTGGTCCTGATACTGACGCAAAGTAGTATTATGCAGGACCTACGGATAACATACCAGCCGAAGCAGATGGAGGCCCGGAGAGTTGTCCAGGATGAAGGGATCCCGTATGAGTTTTACGGTGGCGCTAAGGGCGGCGGTAAAAGCAAATATACCAGGAATATAGAGATGGAGCGCCGGCTGCGCTATGCCGGGACCAGTGGCGTCATCATCCGGAAAACCTTTCCGGAACTGATGTCTAATCATGTCCGGAAGTTCTGGACTGAATTTCCATTCACGTATGACTGGTACAATAAATCTGAAAAGACGATCTACTATCCCAATGGATCTGTGACTGATTTCAGATATCTCAAGAAAACCACCGATGTCTATAATTACCAGGGCATTGAATACGATGATATTTCGATGGATGAGGCTACTCAACATGAGGAAGAAGTATTCAAGATCCTGAAAACATCCCTCAGACAAGCGCCGGAAATCATCGATCGATATCCTGATTTCCGGCCTTCTTTCCGATTGACAGGCAATCCTGGCGGGATCGGCCATGCCTGGGTGAAGCGGATATTTGTGGATCGTGATTTCAAACAGGGAGAGCATCCGGAGGATTACCGGTTCATACAGGCCAGGGTGGATGACAATCCAATATTTTTACGGGCCAATCCGCAATATAAGCGGAACCTGGAGGATCTGCCGGAAGAATTGCGGAAGGCATACCTGGAAGGGGACTGGAATATCTTTGCCGGCCAGTATTTCAAGAAACTACGCCGTGAAAAGCACCTGGTCCCACCAATCCGGATCCCGGATGACTGGATGCACTGGCGGAGCCTGGACTGGGGCTATGGCCATCCATCGGTGGTACTATGGTGGGCCGCGAACCCGAATACCGGAGACATATTTATCTATCGCTATTATAAGGAAAAAGAGGTTGTGGCCAGTAAGATGGCCAGGCGCGTAGCGGAACTGACGAACAGCGATGAGAATATCCTGACAACGGTGGCCGGGCATGACTGCTGGGCGAAAATCACTTCTGATGATACCAGGACAGAGCGGACACTGGCGGATATTATCAATAATAACGGATTACCAATCGAGAAAGCGATCATCGACCGGATCAGCGGATGGATGAACCTGCGGGAACTGCTGGAATGGGATGAGAAACGGAAAGCACCACAACTGAAAATATTTGATACCTGCGAAGAGGTCTATACGGACCTGGCCTGCCTGGTGCATGATGAGAAACATCCGGAAGATGTATTGAAAATGGATGGTGATGATACCGGTGATTCGGCCAGATACGGCGGAATGTACCATTCGGAAGCGCGTAAGGAAGGCCATCAAATGACCGAGATCGAGCAATATATCAATGAAATAACCAGCGATAAAGAAGATTGGGATACATATTAATGGAACCTAATGAAATTATTATAGACGATAAATTCGAGGATAAGAGCAAGGCCAGTAATCACTTAAAACAGGTGATGAAATACTGGACCGAAGCCTATAAGCATAATGAAGCCAGGCGCGAACGGATGCGGAAAAACGAGGATATGTATTACAACCGCGTCGAAGTCAAGGGGTCCGGGGCCAAGATGAAAATCAATCTTGCCTGGTCAACAATCAATACCCAGATGCCGATCTTTTCCGATTTCATGCCGACCTTTGATGTCACTCCGGAAGAGGAGAATGATATTGTTTTTGCCGATATGATGCAGAGCCGGAAGCAGCAACTTGAACGGCAGATGAAGTTCAAGAAGAAAGCGCTGCTGGCCGTGAAGGATTCGCTGATCTATGGTGATGGGATTGTCGGGATCATACCCAATATTGAAAAGGGATCCGGAGAGGACGGCGCAGAAGTCAAGAAATTCAGTGGCATCGATATGACTGTGGCAGATCCATTTACCTGGTTCCCGCCAATGGATTCGACAGGGATGGATATCCGGACAGATTCACCATATCAATTCTTTGCCACACCAATGCGGGTGAAGGATATCAAGGAGCGGTACGGCGTCGAGGTCGAGGGTGAAGGTGATATCACCAAGTTTATGAGTTTTCAGACGGCCCAGGGGACGCAGGAGCAGGATAAGAATACGGACTGGGGAATCGTGAAGGAGTGTTTCTGGATCGATGAGAATAATGATCAGCGCTTCACTGTATTTGCGAATAATAAACTGCTTGAGGATGAGCCGCTGGAACAGTTGCGGATCATGTATTTCAATATATCCAATTATAAAAGCGCGCATATCGCCGCCGGCGTCGGCGAACCGGAGATGATCGCCACGATCCAGAAGGCGCTGAATGAAACGATGTCGGCCATCGCGAACAACGTGAAGTATTTCGGGAAGCCGATCCGGAAGATCGTCCGGTCCTGGTGGAATACGCTGAAAACGAAAGTGACCGGCAAAGAGGATGAATATATCGTGAACCGGCCGGATGACATCAGTTTCCTGGAGCCATCATTTATCCCGGTATATGTATTTAAGTTTGTAGAACTACTATTGCAATTCACGGATATCATCACCGGTGTGCATGACGTGACCGAGGGCCGCCGGCCGACCGGTATTACGGCTGCTAAGGCGATTGTGGCCCTGCAGGAGGCCGCGCAAAGCATTGTACGGTTCAGGATCGCTACGGAGATCACGGACTTTGTGGAGAGCATTGGGGAGTATATCATCTGGATCCTTAAAACCTATGATGACGAAACCAGGACGATCCGGGAGAAGGACGCGCTGACCGGTAAGTACATATTCAAAAAGTATGATCCGATCGGGAAATATGATAAGGACGGCAATCCGGATGATATTAACGGCCGGAGCATGGGCGACAGCAAGTTTGAGGTTGAAGCAGTGGCTGGATTTCATCTGCCGGCGGGCCGGGCCGCCGCCGAAGAGCGGGCGATGGTACTCTATGATAAACAGGTCTATGGCATTGAACGCCTGGCCAGGGCTTTGAATGAGTCTGATAAGGAAGGCCTGATCCAGGAATGGTATGAACGGCAGGGCATGAACGCGCCGATGGATGCAGAGATGAAGGAGCAATTTAAGAGCCTGGTGATGCAGTACGCGATGGCATTTGAGTCCGGAGAGTACATGGAGATCGAGAACCAGGTATTCGAGATGGTCCAGCAATTCCCGCAACTGGTGACGACGATGGACTATATCATATTCATTCCCGATGAGCGGAAAGCAGCGATCGAGGCCGCACTGGCTAAAGTGGCGATACAAAGCCAGGAACAGGAGGCGATGGATGCGGTGGAATAAAATACTATTGATATGGCTGAAAATACAGGCACGGATCGGGGCAAAATGTCTTAATAACATCGAGCAGGCCCTGGAAAAAGAGGGCTATAACCGGCAGCAGAAACGGCAGTTCTGGAGAGACTATGTGAAAAGCGACAAACTCCGGGAGATGTGCATCGAGGGACTGGGGAAAGTATGAGCCGGTGTTATTGCATTCGTGATGATCAATTACAGGTACTGGAGCAGTTATCCAGGAATATCCAGGGTAACATTAATGAAAATATCCGGGACCACAAGTACATCGTATTATTTCAACAAAAAGAGGCTGAGATAATCAGCAGCATTTTAAATAAAATCAAAAGTAACCAACAAACAGAGTCGGACGGCGGTGATAAACCGGAGTCGTTGCACTGCAGGATAGCGGAGTCAAGTGACCAACCGCAGGAATCGGAGCATGACCAACCGGGGAACAGCGACGGGGACCAACTGGAAGGAGACTGATATGAGTGACGAACCTAAATCTATTGACCAGGTGGTAATTACGGAGGATGACAGCAAGGCATTGTTTGATGACGATGCAGCAGTGAAAACGGCAGCGAAGC